TTATCTCTCTTTTTTTCATCGTCCAATTGTTTTACATACAACTCCGTTTTAGTTCCTTTTATAAGCGGTTTTTCTTTGCTCAATGACGCCAAACATTTATCTAAAAAAATCGCTTTGAAATTCGTCCATGTAAACCGGGGAAAATGTTCCATTATCATTTTTGATAACTAACATCATCATACCCGGTTTCAAGTCATTTACACTCTGTTTCATTTTCTTTCTTTTCCCGGTCAACAAATTGTTTCATTGTCTTGTTGAACGCCTCGCCGCCAACTTGTAAAATAAAACATCTTTCTGCGTTTGCATACCCTTGCAATTTCTTATCCATCGCCGTTGCATACAATACCGCCATTTGTCCCGGCTCAAAAACGCCTCGTTCCTGCAAACGGTCTATCACGTGCCGTTTCAATGGTGCGTCCGCCATCATTCCGGCATTTCTGCGGGTATTTTCCAAATCGGAAATAACCACTTTCAGATTATTATAAAATTCGGGGGTTTTCAAAACGTCCGAAATTGTCATGTCTTTTACTTCTTTCATAATCTTTCAAATTTATATCCGTTTACGTTATCAATTTTTCCTCTTACTTGCTTTGAAATCATAGTACAATGCAAATTAAATTTTCTTGCTGCCTCCATCAAACAAGTAAAATTCCCTACAAACTCGCCATTATAAAATGCTTTTATTGGTATTCCTTGTTTATCTCTAATTGCCTTATAACGTCTTTCCCTTGATATTGGGTTATTTTGATTTTCTTTCTGTGTTACCCATCTTAAATTATCAACGTTATTATTTAGTGCATTACCGTCTATATGGTCAACCTCCGGCAAATTTCCCGGATTTGGCAAAAAAGTCATAGCAACTAAACGGTGTAAATGCCAATTTTCAATTTTTCCATCATCTTTTTGCAATTGGACAAATTTATATCCCGAACGCAAAGACGGTTTTAAACAACGTCCTATAAATTCAGAAAATACATTTCCATTTTTATCTATAAGATACCCGGTAACTCCGGGAATCTTATAAAAACCTTTGTTATTACATTTTATATTACTTCTCTTCATATTCCTCAATAATTAAATCCTGCTGTCCTCTTACAACATTTTCAATAAAACCTTGATAACCCTCTTTCTTTGCCAAATCCAAAATCGCCTGCAATCTCTTTTCTCCCAAACTTTCGCCCCTCGCAATGCGGAATACTTTCACGGTTGGGTTACTTGCAATAATCAGTTTTGCGGCAACCTCCATTATTTGCGAATCTGAAACCTTTCCGGCGACAAATGGAACGTCATTTAATACTAACCCATCATCAGTAAATGAAAGTCCGGAAATCGGCAATTTAGACGTTGAAATAAGTTTTTCACGCTCTGCGGACAATTCGGCAATCTCTGAATCCATCTTTTCCGCTTCTGCTTTCTTTTCGTCTGCTTGTTTTTTCTTTGAAAGATAATCGGCAACCTTTGCAGCCATTTTGTTGTGTTCCTCGGCTTTTCTTAACTGCTCGGCTGTATCTAATTTTTCCGGGTTGTTTTCTTCATAATTAGCCAACCATTTTTCGGCATTAGCTTTTTTTGCCTCAAAATCCGCCTTTTCTTCCTCAATCTGTGCAACGGTTTCTTTATATGTCTGTTCCGCCATTTCCATTGCCTTTTTTGCTGCTTCAATAGCTTTTTCGTATGAATCTTTGGCGGCGTCTAAACGTCCCGGAATTTCGGACAACTGCTGTGTTCTTTGCGCTAACCTCTGACGAACGGTTTTAGCTTTCTCAATCAATTGGGCGTTTTCGGCTTGTTCTTTCATCAGTTCCGTAATGTCCTTTGGTTTGGCATACGTTTTCAAATCCTGCGTTGTCAATCCCTGCCCGGCTGCATCTGATATTGATTTGTAGGTTTTCAAATCTCGGTTTACTCCGGTACGTTCTGTTTTAAGCCCGGCAACGGTTGTATCAATTTCGGCAATCCTTGTTCTTACTTCTTCCGGCAACAAAGACTTTACAACCTCAATTTGCTTTCTGCGTCCCTCGGCGGTTTCCGACCAACTGGAAAATTCCACGGCGTCAAAATCTGTATAACCGAAAATCTTTTGCAACATAGAAACGTTATCGCTTTTCATTCCGGTTGTCTTTGATTTAATTGATAACGTGCCACGTGGGTTTGCTTTTGTGAATTTCAATTCAACCTCGTATTCCTCGCCGTCGTCGCCGACAATCATTTTTGCAAAACCTTTGCTTTCTCCATTCTTCAATACGGCGTCACGGTTCCCGGTCAACAAAGCCCCAATTGCTTTTAACACGGTTGATTTTCCCAACTCATTATCCCCGGTAATGAAATAAACGTTACCGTCAAAATCTGCGTTAAACTCTTTAATTACTTGGAAATTTACCAATTCTAATTTCTTTACTATCATAATGCTCTCGGTTTGTGCCGGGGTTTCCCCCGGCGGGTTAATATTATTTTTTGTTTTCTCTTATTCTTTGGTGTATCAATGTTTCCACCTTAACAAATGCGTCCCGGTTTTCTTTTGCTTCTTCAATGGTGCAATCAGCAATGAAATTTTCCAAACGCTTGTATAATTCGTTCAACTCTTTGTCGCTCATTGCGTGCCGGGTTGCTCCTATTTCATCAACAAACTTTCCCATTTACCATATTGTTACGTCAGTATATAAAATATTTCTTTGCCAACACTGAATGAAAACATTTTTTATATCCTCATTTGCGTATAATATTGCACAATCCTTTGTTCTTACTAACTGATAATAAAAAGACTGATTTCCGTATGCGTCAATCGGACAAACATATTCAATGAAATATCCGGTCTTTGTTCTTTTTGCTGTTTCTTCTGTTGTCATATAAAACTATTTTTCCGGGAACCCGCCCTGTCGGTTTGTTGTATCTCAACGCCACAAAGGTACGTATATTTTTTTAATTACCAAATATATTTCTTTTTATTTTTTGATTTTACGTAATAATTTGCCCAATACAACAACTTTCCCAATTCCCGGAAATTCGACCAACATATTACCGTTTTTCCCTCTTATACATTTGCCATCAAAACGACGAACCGCCCGGCACGGCATACGTCGTAATTCCGGGCGGGTCATTTTGTCGCCTAAATAGATATAATCCATTTCGTTCATTCAAATATTCTCAATTGTTTATCAAATATCTTTGCAATAACTGCATCAACTTCGCTTTCCAATTTCTTGCAGGTCGCTAATATTTCCGGGCGACGTTGCGCAAAATATCTGCGTTGGTTGTGTCGCATCTGTTTTACTAACTCGGCGAACTCTTCCAACGTTATTTTTCCCGGATTTTCGATTTGCGGGGATTTTTCTTCTTCCATGTACATTTTATCCATTTTGAAATTAAAATCGCTCTACGGGGCTAAAATAAACGTTCGTGCATGTTGCTTGGTAAATTCTGACGCACCCAACCGGGGTTGTTGCGCAAAATGTATCGTCCAAAGTGCATTATCAACGTGGCGTCGGCGTTCCACAATGTCGGTTCCAATTCCGGGTACAAATTCCCGGCAACTTCTTTGTATCTGCGTTTTCGCTCGTTCTTTTCTTCTTTTTTTCGGGTCGTCTTTGCTCGCAACTTCAATTCGTTTTGCCATTTCATAGGGTGTACCATGACAAACGGAATATCGCAAACCGCAATTGTCGCTTTTAGCTGTTCAAAATTTGCAAGCATTTTTTGTATGCGATACAATTTGCCCATATTGACGCCATCGGCACCCGGCGTTATATCATCCGGGCGCACGCTCAATTTTTCTAAAAACACAATCGGCGAACAAATGCTTTTCAGATACTCCAAATAATTACGCAATTCTGTTAAATCCTTTGGCATTTTTATTGCTTTGATATTTTGGTTTGGTCGCCATGTTACAATACCGCCGTTACTTGTTCCGGGGTCAATTCCTACTATGCAATCAATTTTCATCTTTATATCCTCCCACTTTTGTAAAATAACCTATTACGCCAATTATAAAGCAAACAATAAATAGTTCCATATTTAAAACTTCATGTAGTTATCAACTTGCATTTCCTCGGCAATCATCCGGTCAAATGCTTTTATAATCTCCTTTTTCCGGGCAACTTCAAACGCCGTAAAATCAATTTCCGGGCTTTCGGTTCCTTTTCGGCGAACTTGAAACGCCGTATATTGGTTTATCATTCCACGGGCTATACGCTGCATATACCGGGCAAACGCTTCTTTGCGGTCGTCCTCTTTAACTTGTACATCATCAGCCAACCCGCATTTTTGCAACCATTCATACAAAAACATATCATCAGTTAGCCCCAATATTAATTTCCCGGTGTATTTGTAGCAAAGGAAAATATAACGGTTCCGCCATTGTCTTTGTATCTCAAATTGCCGTATTTGCTGCGGCGTCATTTCGCCTTTTGGTTCCGGCAATACTTTAAACGCTTTGTCAATTACTACGTTCTGTTTTCGCTTGTATGCGTTCAATATCTTTGAAAAATAATCGGCGTTGAATTGTTGATAATGATTTTTATCCGGGTTCCCTTGTCTGTCTTTCGGCAAAAATTCGTCTAACTCTCCGGTCGTTGCCAATTCAAATGCCAACTTAATATCCGCCAACGTCATATCTGAGTAATAAAGTTTCAGAATAACCAACAACCGGGATTGTATATAATTCCAATCATTTTCATTCTGTGGTATTATATAACCAACGTCCATTGCTATACGCTTAAACAGTAACGAAAGATTTTCAACTAATTTTGCATCGTCAATTTCCGCAATTGGTGTTTTTGTTGACGCTGCGAAAACATATTTTTCAACTGGGTTTAATGCTTTGGCAACCTCCGGCAATTGCACCATTTTACGGCGTACTTCAATGGCTTTTGTTCCGGGCTTGGTATTATATATTTCTAACGCCGTATTTTCTTTTTTTTCAATTGCTCCCATATCAATCAAAATCATTGTTTAAATACTTCATCATATCCGCAATTTCTTTGCTGCTTTGCTGCTCTGTCTTTACGGAACGTTTCATTTTTTCCCATTTTTCGTATTTTTCGGGGGTTGAATCATATTCTAACGCCGCCCATCCTTTTGAAATGCTTTCTTTTATCAGAATCAGCGCAAATTCTTCCGGGTATTTACTTAACCCATTTAGATTTGCTTGTATGGCGGAAAAACTTTTTTGCGACGTCCGCCATTTTGGTTGGCACATCAGAATATAAAAATTCTTTTTAAATTCGTCGCTTTCATACGGGAATACAAGTTTTGCAAAATAACTATCTACTTTATCAATTACTTGTTTTCTGACGTCTAACAATTCCGGGGTAAACCCATAAACAATACTTGCTTTAACTGTTTTTTCTTCGTTTGAAAAATTGTCTTGTGAAAATCCGTTTGGATTTTCTTTTGAGGCTTTAGCCTCTTTCTTCATAGTGTTATTATTATTATTTATATTATTTATATTATTTATATATGGCGGATTTTTTTCCGCTTCTACGGGATTTTTTTCCGCTTCTACGGGATTTATTTCCGTAAAAACCGGATTTATTTCCGATACAACGGGATTTTTTTCCGCTTCATCGGATTTATAAACCGTTCCCCAATCTCTTAACATTTGCGACGGGGTAAAACAAACGTGGTTGTCTATCTTTATAACTGTTATCAATCCGATATTTTCCAAACGTTTGTAAAGCCGCCTCAATGTGTCTATTTTATCCGGCAATATTGAACAATAATATGCTACATTTTTGTAATCAGCCATGTAATAAGGTTTTCCGCCGTATTGTATTGGATTCTGTGCTAACAAACCAAAAAAGCATGATGCCAAAATACTTTCTGTTGGGTTCAATTCTAAAACCCTTGAACGTACTAAATCTAAAATTAAAAAACTTCTTTCGTTCATATCAAAATGAAAAAAACCCGTAATCCGGGCTACCACACACCGGAAAACGGGTTTGCGCTAATATTAGCAAATATCTTTCAAACGGTGGTAGTCGTTTGTTTTATGGCACAAATATAATACTTTATTTTTGTTCCACCAACTGCACGGGCTTAAATGCTTCTTTTACCTTGAATAAATTTCCCTCGCTTTCGTTAGGAACAATCGTAACGACCGGATAACGGGAACGGTCGCCGGGCTTTTGAGAAACCGCAAATTGTACGTTCATATCAAAGATAATTCCTTTTACAAATTGCTTTTCTGCTAATATGGCGTCGAATGTATCACGGATATTTGGTATTGTTGACGCTGTTCCCTTTGTCGTAAATTGCCAAACGCCGCCAACGCCACGAACCAACGGAATAATGAAAGTTACGGTTAACGTTACAATCCATCCGTCGCCGCCATTCTTAACAGCCCGGTTTGGGTGTTTTTGCGCAACGCCTGCCATTAAATCGGGATAATCTTTTGTACTGTATTGCGCATATTGTTTCCCGTTCCACACAAAGAACGTTTCCCCGTCGCCGTATGCTATGCGTCGCCCGTCGTCGTCCCGGTATTCGTACATTTCATTGCAAACCTTTTCCGGGTCGTCGTCCGGGAAAACAATCTGTATTGTTTGCGGTTTCTCGCCGTATGCTTTCGTAAACAATCCTGCATACTTTCCGGTTGGTATGAAATAATCAACGCTTTTGGGGTATTCTTTTCCGTTTGCCGCCTTTTCCTTGTACCCTACTTTGATAAACCCCACACGTGGCAAAACAACACGTTGTATTCCGGGGGTTGGTCTGTTTATATTTATACGTCCTTTCATAACTGCAATTTAAAATAAATCATTACTTTTGCTGCATCTTATCGCACATGCTGCGAAAAAGAAACGGGGGCGGGCTTTCCGCCCCTTGCTTTTATATATCAATTTCAGTATTCAACAAATCTTTCTTTGTCACGGGTTCCGGCTTTTTAGGTTGTTTTTCTTCGATTTTAGACGCTTTTTCTTTTTTTGGTGCAATTGTACGTTTTGTGGTTTTCTTTTCCTTGACGGGCTTATTTTCCGCCGTTTTTGCCGTTTTTCGTGTGGTTCTCTTTACGGTCTTGGTTTTCTTTTCCTCCGGTTCCGGTTGTGGTTCGGGTTCCGGCTGTTGTTCCGGGGTGTTTTCTATTTCATACGCTTTCATTCTTAATTCAAACCCTTGCAATTCTTTTCCCTGCAATTTTTCCGCCTCTGAATGTACGTCTATATCCGACCAACCCTGCATTTCTGAAAAACTTTGAAACGCTCCGGTCACTTTAACAAACCCGTCAGAACATTTATAAATATTGGTTGCTATGCTGTACCATCTGTATTGGTCTAAATTCAAACCCTCGTCAACCAATTTTACGCCGTATGTATTCCCAATATCCGTTGTTTGGCACAATGAATAATTATAGTCGTCGTTGTTTATCAAATCAATAAACTTTTCGCAACTGATAACATTCTGTTCCGGCTGTGGTTCGGGTTCCGGTTCTTTCTTCAAATCCTCAACGGTAACGGCTTTTTCCGGTTCCGGCTTTTTCTTTCTCTCCGGGGCTTTACTTTTTACAAGTTCTGCCAAAGTCAGCGACACAATATTGTTTGTCAAATCCGGTTCGTTATCCAATGATATTTCCCCGGAAACCGCCGTAAATGTATTATCCCGTTTTTCATCCTCAATTGCTGCTAATTCTAACAGATACGGGATTTTCTTTGCGTTCGGGCTGTCTGTTTGGTCTTTCAAATTGTACGTCGGTTTCTTTCGCCAATCTTTCGGGCTGAAATTGAAAACACGGTCAATCGGAATATCCGGGAAATTTTCGTTCCACATCATTGCATATAAATGCAACTGAATTTCTGCTTCTTCGTAAAATCCTTTGCGCCCGCTTTTAAAATCCACAATTGCGTTTATGTATTCTTTTGAACCGGGCTTTGATAACATCGTACACGGTAAATCAATCATTCCGGCGTAATTATGAACGGGGTGTACCAAAGCAATTTCTACGGCTAACGGTTTAACGTCATAATCCAAAACAAATTGCGCAAATGCCAATATATCCTTTTTGAAATCATCAGCGTAATAAATGAAATCGGCGGGCAATTTGTTGTTATCAATATAATCTTTCAATTTAGCTTTCAGTCCGTCCAAATCATAAAAGCGGTTAATTATAAGTTCCTCAAATTGGGCGTGCATAAATGTACCATACGCCGCCCGTTCTGCTTTGTATCGTTCCGCCTCGTCAATACCTTTGTCGGCAATCCATTTTATCAGAAACGGCGATTGTGGCATTGTTTGTGACAAAATTGTTGTAACTGACGGGTAAAATTCCGGGGTTCCGTTGTCGTCAAACTTGTAATAATATCGGTGTCCTTTGCTGTTTAGCTGCCATACTTTATACGGCGGTTCGATTAATGCGCCATCAAAGAACATTGCCGTCATTTCCTCAACGGTCATTCCCGGAACAATTTCAAAAGCCCCGGCGGGTTGTTCTATTTCGACCGCATCCAATCCGGCGACAATCTGTTGTTCCTCGTTTATCTCCGGGAATTTATCGGCGGGCAATTGCCCCATTGCTTTTGCCAATTCCCCCATCGCATTGGTTGCGCCCTGCAATGCGCCAACCATTTCTTTTGCCGCTTCCGGCTGATTCTTTTTCGCTCTCATACTCTTTTAAATTAAAATTACTGCTATTAAATACAATCCTGCTGCATATATTGCGACGTACTGCCAATTGTCGGCATAAATTACGTTTTCCGCTTTTTCCAAAAATTTTATTACTTTCTTTTTCATTCCTCAATCCTCCAAACCAAATAAATAATCGGCGGAACAACCGCACATTTTACAAATTATCACGACCCATTCCGGCAATATTCTTTTCGTTGTACCGTTGCAAAGATTTGTCATATTTACCTGCTGTGCGCTTTCGCTTGCGCCCTCAAATAAACGGGCTGCAATATCCTTTTTCAATACCTTTTTTCCGTTCGCCTCGGAACGGGCGATTGCTTCATTTACTCTTAATTTCATATTGTTTATTTATGGTTATTATTCTACGTGTCCGCAATGTTTGCAGGTTTTTTCCTCAAATATCGGTTCGTATTCATACGGGGTTAAATACCCATCTCCGCCGCAACATTTATAATCGGCGTCGGTAACTTCCATTTCGCCGCCACATATCGGGCAATCTCCTTTTCCGATCAATACCAAATTCAGAAATGCTTCCAAATGTTCGGTACGTACAACCGAAATTCCGGTTGCTTTGATAATACCGACAACATCAGAAATCGGAACGTCACGTTCGATACTATCAAACAAAGTGCATCCCCAAAATTCCGGGTCGTCTTGTATCATTTCCTTTTGGATTAATTGGTTTACAATGATTGTTTCAACTTCTGTTGTTTTCTTTCCGGCTGCTTTCGCCAAAATGTTTAATTCTTCGTCTTTTCTTATATTCATAATATTTCGCACTATCCCCGTGCGTGGGCTTAATGTTTATGCAAAGGTACAAATGTTTCTTTAATTACCAAAGATAAATACTTTTATTTCAAATTTATTTTTGCGGGTTGTTTTGCAATTTACGGCAAACAATATATTTTTGTGGTACCGCATCAACCAAATATCGCTCTCGGTTACTGCGTAAAATTCCCCCGGTGCATATTGATTTATGACGCCGGGGGTCTTTTATTTCTTAATCTGATAATACAACCATTTGTAAATTTCGCCGTAATATCCGGTTTCCAATACTGCTTTTCGTATGGTATTTGCGTCGTACTCGCCAAATGTTACGTACTCATATATTGACGGGTTTTCATGCAACGCAAATTCAAATGTTATGTCAATATATGCGTCGCCGACCTTGTTAAACGCATGATCAATCGGTATTGGGACGTTTGTTTTTCCCTCACAATAAAGAATCCGTTCCGGGAAAGCCTCGCAAAGTAAATGGGAATTTCGATAACATTCTTTCGGCTTTGGCTTAATTACGTGCCGTATGTAGTCCAATTCGTAATCCTCCAATACATCAGCCGCCGAAACAATTTTAACGGGCTTTGCAGCGTTTAATAAGTCTTGGAAATGCGCTTTTTGTCTTTCGTGCAAAGGTAGTTCCAACATCATTTCAATTTCTTTTATTATCATGCTTTCCATAACGTCAATATTTTTATTCATGTATTCCAAAATCGCAATCGCCCCATTGGTCGAAATCCGCCCCATCATAACTAAACGGGTAACGCTCCGTTTCTCGGTAATCCGTCCAACATAGACGCCGGACGTTATTTATTGCAACCCGTTTTGGGTTATATCCGGGTTTGCTTTTTTCTCTCTTTTCGGCGGCGCAACTTTTGCAGCAACATAAACCCCAACCACGTTTTAAATTTCGTGTGTCTGCTGTGTATTCTTTTCCGCAATTGTCGCATTTACGTTTAATCTTTCCCATTCTTCAATTTCTTTGTCTTTTATATAGTCTTTACAACGGTAATATCTTAAATGTTTTAGGCAATATCCGCCAATATATGCGCACGTTGCACACAATGGTATTTTGCCCCTCCAATTTGTACCATATTGTTGTAATATTGCTTGGTATTCCTCATTACTTTTAATCATAAATCAACCTTTCATTCTACCAACATAAGACAAATTCAATACATCGTACATTTGCCCCATAACGGCAAATTCTAACATTGCGTCGCTGTTTGCAACGTCGTTTATCCTCAACAATGGGTATTTGTTGCCGTAATCCGTAACGTACCCGTCCGGTTCAATATCTGAATATATCCGGTCGTTGTCGCTGTTTTCAAAGTATTTATTTAGGCTTTGCAGAATATTGTTTTCCAAATATTCATTTCCCAATACTTCTTTTATTTTATCCTGCTTTCTTAATGCGTATCGCATGGCTTTTAAGTATTAAACCGGGGATTGCTCCCCGGCTGTTTAATTAAAATTTATATCCCTCGTATGCTATTAAATTATCTGACGGGATTTGTTCCATTAATGAAGCTGCTTTTTGGGTAATTCCGTAATCGGACGTTAACGCTATATATTTAACTCCAAAATCTTCTTTTAAAAAATTCTTTCTGTTTTCTTTTGTGTCTGCAATTTCACAAACTAAAAAAAACTTTTTCTTTCCCGTTCTTACATTTGTCAACTGTATTGAACCATGTATTATTGATTCTCTCCCGTAAATGTTTCTTTTCTGTATCATATTAGTTATGTTTTTAATACCGGGAAACCGCCCGGTCGGGGTCTTATTAGAAATTTAAACAACAAACAGACAAATCACATTCAACGTCAAATTCATATCCGAAAAGTTTTCCTTTGAAATAGTTTTGCAATTTATCAAAAACGCTTTCATTTTCGCCATCCCAACAGATAGTAATCATGTTTACACGTGCAAAGGTAATTTCAACACTCACTCCGGCAACCTTTGATAATACGTTTTCTAAATTCTGCTTTCTTTCTTTGATACTCATATTGATTTTCTTTTGGTTCCGGGAACCCGCCCGGTCGGATATTATTTAACGTAAAATGAAATTTTGATACCACGGCGAAATTTGCAAACGGTTTTATCATCGGTGCCATTAAATGCACGGCGCAACATCTTATTAGCCATTTCAACGCCAATCAATTCAATCAATCCTTTAACGCCTACCAACTTGTTAACCTTTTTACCGTCAACAATACCGTTGATTTTAATGCGGAAATTGCGATTAATTTCTTTTGTTGTGTATTCTAAACCGTTGTAAATTGTTGTTGCCATTTTGATTTTCTTTTAATTGTTCGGGGAAAACGCCCCGTCGTTGTTGTTTGACAATGCAAATATACAACCTTTATTTTAATTACCAAAAGAATTTCTTTTTATTTTGCGCAAAATGGATAAAAATTTTCATTTTTGGTTCAAAAGATAGTTATTTTGGGCGAATTTTCGATTTAAGCCACTTTTTCGGGCGAAACGTGTAATTTATCCATCCGGGAAAGAAAAGCCCGCTACGGGGCTAAAAATGGGCAAAACTAAAAAAGCCGGGGAAAACCCGGCTTAATCCTGCTAAACAATTTTTTTTTTATTTTCTATGGATAAAAGTATTTTTGCGATACAAAGATAATCATTTTTCAATCTCAATATATTCAACCCCTATAATTTTTGTATGTGGGTTTTTACTGATAATGTCAATTTCCCGGTTCTTTACTTTGTTTGTTTTCCAAAGGAACCCCAAAAAACGTTTATATTGTACGGTCGCCGCAATTAAAATGCTGTCCCGGTTTATAAATGTTCCGGTAAACGTTCCGTCCGGGGTCGTGCATCCGTTTAAGGAAAACCACGGGTCGGAAATATCAACGCATTTCAAAACGGTTGTCGTCGTATCTCCGGGCAAATAAACAATGCTGTCCCGGACGGTTCCCCGTAATTGGGTTATTGTTTCCATTTGCGCCGTTGTTACCGCCTCCAATTCCCGGTTCTTTGTTTGCAGGGTTTTTATTAGTTCTGCATCGCTCGCCCGGTATCTTTCAAACTCTGACAATTTCAGTTCCAAAACTCCAACTTTGGCGGCGTTCAAACTATCTTTTGTTTGGTACCGGGAAACGTCCTGCAATAACGTTTCCGTGTTGGTTCTGTATTTGTCCCTTTCCCCGGTTAACTGATTAATCCGGGAACGTTGCACCCATATAGTGACAACGGCGGCAACCGCCAAAGCAATTGCCGCAATTATAATATACTTTTTCATGGTTCGTTAGCTGTATAAACTAATTGGCTGCTTTCCTCCGTTGTGCTTAACGTCAAAATGTATTTGCCGCCATCAACAAAGATTAATCCGTTTATTTCGTCCTCTGATACCTCAATTTGAGTAAACGCCAAAACAACCCCATCAATGAAAACTTTCGGCGTGTTGTGCAATGGGTCTGCATTTGCCGCCGTAATGAAATTATTTATATCCTCCTGCGGGTTGGTTACTTTCTTTGTGTTTTCGGCGTTATCCTCAACGGTAACAACGAAAATATCATCATTCCCGTTTATTATCGCCTCCAACAACGGCGTAATACTTAACCCGGCTTGGGTTCCTTGACTTGCAACGAACTTTTGCAAGTATTCTTTTTGTTCCTGCTTTGTCATTTCAAAATCTCTTTAATGGTTAAATAATGAATTTTGGCGATACGTTCACGCCCGGCGTCGGATAACATAAAACGGCAATCCTTTTCCGTATCCATGAAAAAGTTTTCAGATAATACCGCCGGGCAAACCGTATGTTTCAGAATATAAAATTGGCTTTCTTTGTCCGGGTCGCCGTCGTAATAATCGAAACGCATTTTCCAACCATCCGGGGCAAACTCTTTTTCCGCCTCCTTACAAAGAACGGTTGCGATTGCATCCGCTTTCGTTTGCCCTACGCTTGTATAACATTCCCACCCGGTGCCGCCTCCGGCGTTCCCGTGAACGCTAAACAAAACGGCGTTGTTGCCGCAATCTGCATGGATAACGTTTGCACGGCGGCAACGTTCCGGCAATGATACGTCGGTTTCCTCCGGTACCAAAATTTCAAACTTTACGCCATCGGCTTTTAACATCGCCGCAATACGGCGTACAATGTCACGGTTAAACTCCCATTCAAACAATTGGGAACCGTCCCCCCAAATGGGGGAACGTTTTCCGGCTGTTTCTTTTCCGTGTCCGTTGTCAAGAATTACAACTTTACTCATTTTCGTTTTCTCCTTTCTTTTTATTGTTTTTGTCGGGGTCGTCCTCAAATTCTTTTTCCAATCTGTCAATTATCGGTTGCAAATGCGACGGCAAAGCCCTTGTAAACTCCAAACGGATAACATGGTAAATGATACGTAATGCCAAATTCCGGGGGTACGCAATAATCAGATTGCGGAACGCATTTTGCAAATACACGTACATAAACACATAAGTAAGCGATTTAACAACGACAATTGCCGCTTGGTCGTCGCCGCAATTTTTCATAATGATAAAAATCGCCTCCACAATAAACAGATACAAAAGCAATTCGCACAATGCGTTTTTGAACTTCCGGAATGAAAAGTTTTTGCATCGCACAATCGCCACGCCGTCCGCCCTCATTCCCGCCCAAATATTGAACGCAAACATTACCACTAACGCATAAACAAAACCTTTTGTCGGGGTTACATACCCAAATAACGGGCTAACCGTGGAAATGGCAATAATACGCCATTGTTCCCAATTAAAAATTCTTTCCATACTTATTTAAGCTAAATGTATATTTTATCCATGAATATAATTGATATGCGTAATTACTATGCGCACGTATATCAGCATGAACCGTTGGCAACCATCCGAATGGTTGTAAATGTTGGCTTTCAAAACCTCCGTTATAATCAAATTCCGGCAAATTTGATTGTCTTACACTGAAAAACAACGGGTTTGAAACAAAAAAGAACGGCAAAACATATACTTTTTTCTGTTTGTATTCTTCTGTTTCAAAATCATTGTAAACCTTTTGTATGTTAAAACAAAGTTCATGCCTACTATTTGTTAAATTCCATCTACATTTTGACGCACCTGCATCAAAATATGAACTTGGAAATATTGTTCCCATACTATCATTCATTACTAATGCAACAAATGCGTTTGGGAAATCTCTGTTTGCATATCCAACTAATTCTTCATATTGTTCTTTTGTTCCGCCTCCGTTTGCTCCTAAATGATAAACTATGTGACTCGGTTCGCATACATTATAAGACAATGTATTTGTAACTTTTTTACCTATATATATAGTTTGTCCTTGTTCATCCTTTGCAACGCTTCCATCTTCCAAATATCCAATATTAGAATCGCCCGCAACCCCGGTTGTGGTTTTTGAAGAATCAAAATATAATCGTTCTCCTTTGTCGGTTAATGTTCTGTAATTTTCCAACCATGCTATAAGGCTAAATTGCCCGCTATCATCTAAAAAAACCGGGGTACTTTCTATTGTTTGTTGTATGCTTTGTCCCCTTCGTCCCTCATGGTAATCATCGTAATTATAGGTTTCTTCATTAAATGTAAAGGACAAATTAGCATGTTTCAACGTTCCTAATGGAAAATATAAATTTCCTCCGCTTTGTTCGATATTGTCTTTTTTAAACAATTCATAACATATAGCATGATATGGTTTTACATTTTGCATCCCATTTGATAAATATGTTGCTCCCTCTCCATATACCGTTGACGAACCAATTACTAAAACCCTTGCAATTTTATCTTTTCCAACGGTTGATTTTGTAGAAAATACATTAATATCGAAATTTATTTCTTTTATGTCATTTCCGTTTATTACAATATTTTCTTGGAAATTATCCACATCCATTTTTGAATTTAAAGTAGGGTTCCAACTTGCATCCGCACTCGCTTTATAATCAAATGTTCTTTTTACTCCACCATCTGCAAATTTTATATCATATTCTTTATTCAATGTTTTAAACATGTGGTCTAAATAAATACTTGGCGAACTATTCCTTAAATAAACGGAATTTTGGTACGCATTACATACCAAATATATATTCTTCGGGAATATTGTTTCATCTGAAATTTTCGGGCTTTCATCTGAAAACAAACCGTATAAATTAAGAATAGGTTCATAACGTCCAAATGTCGCTGATTTAAAAGAACATCTAAAATAATTTGCATTTTCCGGAAATTCACTATTCTTTATAACGCCTTGTATTGTAGCACCACCACTCATTTCTTTACCGCTTATAAATGATGTCAAAGATAGATTTTCATAAAACGCAATAAACAATTTCACTGAGGAACTTGATTTAAAGAAATATTTAATATTATTAATACCCTGCAATGAATAAAGTTGCGTTCTTGTCCAATTGGAATCCCCGTTAAATGTATTAGAACCGTCAGTTTCTATCAAACCGCTTTCAGTTGGTATTTTTTCCAATGGAATAACTTCAAATATTTCCGCAATTATTTCTTTTCGTAATTTTTCAATTGACGAATCAACATATCCTTTTAATGCAAAAGGTGTATTACATATATAAACAAATGGCGTATAATCTTTAAAGCTATTTGAGGCACCACTAACACGTACAAAAGAAACTCCATTATAATACGGTATTAATCCATAAAACAATGGTGTATCAATTGTATATTCCGGTAAAATTTTTTTTTCTGAATCATAAAAGGTTACTAATTTAACGGTGGTTGAATCCGAACCAATAACATTTGCAAATAATAAAGTTTCTCTTTTGTATTCTATAAAATCAGTCGAATACCAATTGCCACTCATATCGGTTATTGAACCTTTCGCTGTAATATATCCTTTTATATTTATGTCAATCTGTTGGTCTTTTTGTACTATTTCATTTAATAGGTTTTCATTATCTCCAATCAATGACAATAAATAATCTTTAGTAATAAGTTCATAAACAATATCTATGCTATCAATATTATCAATATCGCTACCATCTGTTTTTTTGATACTTAATTTAAAGTATTTGAAATTCTTTTTAATGATAGTTTCATTATTACTATCAACATCGGAAATATAGTAATTTCTCGGTGTAAAACTATCATCGAAATAAACGGTTTGCGTATTTGTATATCCATCGGGGTATTTTATCTTTTCTATATTTTCCGTTGCAAGAAATTGGGTCGTTGCTCTGCTTTTTGAAAATGTTTCTCCCCCGGTTTTTCCGTTAATAGCTATTTGTCTAAGCAATGGTTTGTAACCTAAACTAATATTTAATCTATCAGATTGCGCCGCTGAAGAAATAAACGTTTCTTTTTTTACCCATGTACCATTTGAATTTAACAAAATTGCAACCTCATTTTCTATTTCTATATTGCCAAAATTAGAATAAACTCCATTTTTTGAAGCAATATAGAAAATATTTTGGTCGGGTGTTCCCGGATTTGTTGTTGGTACTGCAACCCCTGCGTATGTTGCATATTTCCCGATTGTTGAAATAATAGTCAACAAAGCATTTTGCATGATTGCTCCCGTAATTTTTTGGTTTCCGTTAGTTTTTATTACATCGGAAACCGCTTGTTTTAATTCTTGATAATTTCCCATAATTTAAAATTTAATTGTTCTTAAAATCATTATTAAAATCGCCGTTAAAATCTCCTTTGTTGGCTGTTATATTATATCCACGTCCTATTTTCTTGACGACGGTATTTGTTTTAAACTCAATTTCCACGCTTGCCAAATCTCCCTGCGTTTGCCATTTTGGGGTAATTAGAAACGTGTCGCAATCGTATTCCCTGCCGTATTTATCCGTTATATGAATGTAATCAGCCATACGGATAAAACGCATAACGTCGCAAAGGAACTCCGGTGCCAATATCGTACATTTAAACGTTTTGACTGATATTTGTTTTTCCGGAAAAAAATACCCGTCCCGTTCTTTGCCGTCCTCTTCAAATTCATAATCCGGTTTTCCCAACTCTGTACAAAGGTACAACGTATTTTTAAAATCCGGGTTTTTATATACTATTTGCCCGGCGTCAAATACCAAATTTTCAATATCCCACCATTGTATTTTTAAGTAACCGGAAACATCTTGTACTACCGTAAACATTTCAGAATACCACGTTTGCACGCCATCCGATAACGTCATATAATATATTCCGTCTAACTGATTTAATGGCATGGGTAATAATGACGGGTACAATATAACATCATAACCCAACGTTTGAAACCGGACAATTTGCAATCCGGTTTCTTCCATATACGTTGTTATGTTAGCAACTTGTTTCCCGGTCTTTTCATACAATACCACTGACGTAACGTTATTTGAACGTGTTTTTCTAATTATTTGAAACGGCAACAATCTATCAGCCGGGGCAAATAACGGGTAAATTGCGCCGTATGCGTAACTTTTACGGTGGTTCTGTTCATTTATTGACGTGTACCACGGTAATACGCTTATATTGTTATTCTGTATCATATTTCAACGTTGCTTTAATATTTCTACTACACAAATTTACTGAAAGTTTATCAACTTGACCGTTACCGATATATGTTTTAACTAACTGCATCGGATTTGGGTCTGTTGTTCCTGCCGGGAAATTCAATGTTTGTTTTTTCTTTCTCTCAATCCCAATTGCATAATTGGGCGTATTATTTATTTTAAAACGTCTTGCGGGCATATCATAAACCCAATACGTCGGTTGTATATTGATAAACGCTAAATAACCGTTTTGCAGATAGTATTCTACATTATCAACGGTTTGTCTTGTAAACGGCAATTCCAATTGTCCGCCGCCGGACGGCGTAACCGCCGCAAACAATGCGAATCCATCCGAACTAATTGCGCCGGGGTTTAATAACATCAAATCAATATCGGACGTAAAATTGGAAATATTTATTTCTTCTATCTTTCCGGCTGTTACGTATTTTGACGTAATTTCTATTGGCAACCCCTCAAATGGCGTTGTTACATCGTCCATCCATTCAAATTGGTAACGTTCCGGCATATCTACTTTATCAAATGAATATTCAGACGTTGCAAACGCTAATTTCTTGCCATTCCTAACGTTTTCTAACTGCGTTAAATCATAATCAATAATTGGGTTATATCCATACGAACCGCCATTTCTGAACCAATTTATTTGTTCAATCTTAAATTTTCCGTCCTCAATATACCAATAACATTTGTATATATCCCGTAACATTGTCATAATCTGTTGCAATGTAACCGGGGCTTTTTGTGCCGGGGTCTGATATTCTCCATTGATAATATTACTTTTCTGACTTATTAGTAACTTAAATGACTGCCCGGAAATAGGATTGTTTGTGTTATAAAGAAATTGGCTGTATTCCGGCGTCGCTTCATGCGTTATTCCGGGGGCAAATTCTTTTAACAACACATTGATACATGACGACAACGTAAACGCATCACGCAAAGTATATGCTTTTCGTGCCTTTTCTTCTAATATCCAATCAAACAAAGAAAAACCAAACCAAATTGACGCATAACGCCACGTTGACCGGGCAATTGGGTAAAATACTTGACCAAAAATTGAGTATGGCGGTTCAAAGTATTTTCCATTATCTGCCAAACCGTATTCCGTCGGTTCATCGGAAAAATTGTTTGATATATATGCAACATCAATTGCATATCCTATTACTCTGTGATAATTTCGATTATTTTCTACAATATCGCTGCTTGGTATTGGATATGTTGTTAAATCATCAATTGTTTCAACATCGCACAAATACCGTGCATAAACGTTATAACTACTCATTTCGGCGTGCATTGTTCCGGTTGCTCCGGTTCCCTCAACTGCTGTTAAATCAAATTCAGCGTTGTTAAATTGTCCTACCTGCAAACGTGTAAATTCAAACAATTTTTGATTATCCGAACTTCTTCTTATTTCTACATTTACAACCCCAATCGGGATTGCAGCGTTTAGCGATTGTTTGTAATAGATATAATATGTTGAATTATTTGCATACAAATTACCCTCAAAGTAATTTCCGCCGGATTGAAATGACATTTTCCCGGAATAAAGCCCCGCAATATTTGACGGGGTGCCATTGCTCGTTATATTTATTTCTTTCAGAATGTTACATAATGAAAAGTAATATGTATTAATTAATTGTTCTTGGTCTGTAACAACGTTTGCATCTTGTTCCCATGTGGTACCGCCCAAAAAACACGAAACAATACTATCTCCGGGAACGTATATTTGTATCAATGGGCGTTTTCTTATTGTAAGAAATTCGATTTGCGGTGCCAACTCAACTAAATTGTACTCCTTTTCCAAACCTGCCAAAACGTCGTCGTATTGGTCTGTTGTTTCCGGCTGTACCGTTACCAATTTATCATCATTAAACGTACAATCCGTTTTCATAAACTTTGCTTTATAGTATTGATTGTATGTTTGTCCCCAATCATCGCTTTTTTCGATATATAGGAAAAATTCAGAATCAAACGGGGCGTCATTGATAATATCGTAATCAGCACGGACAAAGTTTATTTTACCGGACAATTTAGCCCGGTAAAATCTTTGATTTGTTTCCAACTCATAATCCAACGTTAAATCATCCTTATAATTGGGGCGGACGGTTTGTTTGGTTCCGCCCTCCCCTATCTGCAAAAAGAATCTATATTTTGGTGTCATAGTCTTTTAATTTTACGTTTCAAATTCTTGTAACTTTCAATCGTATTTCCGTCGCCATCCACGTAAACCCGTCGTCGGTTCTGTTCCTTAATTTCCCTTACATCATCCGACAAACTGCGTAAATCCGGGCTTTGTCCGGTAACATTCAACGTCAAACCGTCGCCGTCTGAATAGGATTTTAAATACTTATGTGCAAATGTACCATTGTTTAACGAATTGATAACGTCCGGTATTATCTTTCTGAAACGGCGTGAACTTCGTTTATTTATCACGGCGAAAAATTCGCCTCCCTCGGCACGTCGGCGGGTTCCGTCCGGTTTCGTTCCTAAATCAATATCATTCCCGCTTTGGTGCGAACCGCCCTCCAAAAGTTCAACGGTACCGTCGCCGTATGTTTCCGTTCCTCCGGTTCCTCCGGTCTGTTTTGCCAATTGCGCCGCCTTGATTTTAGACGCTGCAAAACTCGCCCACATTACGGCAATTGCAGGTATTGCAAGCGGGAAACCTAATTGCGACCATATCAACGCCGTTGCTGTTACCATGTTTCCGATTTGCTGCAATGTTTGTATTGCTGCCTGCTGTTTTTGCGCTTTCTGTTGTTCTTTCAACGCTTTTTCTTGGTTTTTCTTTGCCAAATCCAACTCCTTTTGCGCTTGTACAACATTATTGGCGTACCCGTTTGCCCTTGCTTCCAATTCTGCATCCAACGCCGATTGTGCGGCGGAAACCTCTTTATCCGCTTGCTCAACGGCTGCATCTGCTGCGGCAACACGTGCCGCCGTGAATGTATTTAACGCATCCAATGCGTATTGCATAGACGTATTAATTGCCTCTTTTTGGTCGTCGTCCAAATTAAGCCCAAACAAACCGTAAATGTCTGTTCCTCGTTCCTCCCCTTTGGATTGTTCAATTTCTTGGTCTATTTTTTTAATAGTGTTTTGAATTGTTTGTACCTCAACATCAGACAATTTATTGGCGGCTTGCTGATTTAATTCTAAAACCTTTTGCAAACGTTCCTTTTCTGCTTGCAAACGGAATTGAGTTTTCCGGGCTTCTGAATTTCTCAACAAATCAAACTCCGATTGTGCCAACGCTTGTTGTTGGTCGAATATCTGTAATTGCGCTTGCAAATATTCGTCCGCAATTCCGGCTCCCTTTGCGTCAAAACTTGCATTAATCGCCCCGGCGTCCTGCTGTTGCCCGGTCGGTTTCTGTTGGTTCTGTAATAATGCGGTTTGTCTTTCGTTCTCCAACAACTGCATACGCAATTGCCTTTCCTGCTCGCTTCCCTCTTTGACTGCTTGCAAACGTAATTCAATGCTTTCTTTCTGCAACGCCAATTCCTGCAATTGTCGGTCTTGTTCGATTTTCAATAAAGCCTCGGTTTGTTGCTGTTCCAATGCCGTAATTGTGGCGTTTATCGCTTGGCGTCCGGTTTCGTTCAAATCCTTTTCGGTCTGCAATTGGTGTTGTAAATCCTCAATTTGGCGGGAATACTGATATTGCGTTTGTTGGCGACGCTTTGCCCATTCGTCGGTTTCCAACTGCAATTGTGCATCCTGCAATTTTCGGGTTGCTTCCAAATTCTTTTTATATGCCGCCTCAATTTGTTTTGCTTGCTGTTCTGCTGCCTTTTCCGCATCGCTTTTACCCCTCGGCGTTACGGTTGGGTTCTGTGTTGTTACGGGTTTGTTCCCGGTCGGTTCTTTTGGCGTATCTCCGACGGAAACGGGGATTGTTATCGGCTTTATTTTCTTTTGCATATCATCCAACCCCTCTTTGAAATTTTGGGTAATGTCCTTTACTTGTGCTTTTACCAAATTTCCGTATGCGGCTGCATAATCTGACAACCCTTTTTTAACGTCGTCAAAATCCAACGTAAACGCTCCCTTTAATGCGGTTCCGGTTGCTTTGACAATATCAATAAAGAATCCAAACAAATTTCCTAACGTGTCAAATGTGGTTTTAAATCCGGCAACTATACCGTTCCAAATGGCACGTATCAAAACACTTTCATTGTACAACTCAATAAAGTAATTGATTATATCAATGACGCCTTTTATTATTGCTGTTAAACCTTGATTTACGAAAACTTTTGCCTGCGTTGTCAACGTTTCAAAATTTCCTCCGGTTGCATCAAACAACCCGGATAATGCGTTTTGCAACTCAATTTGGCTTTGCAATTGTTCCTCTTGCAATTGTCCTAACAATCCGGCTTTCCCTTTTACTTCGTCCATGTTTGTTGAAATATCTTTCAACGTGCGCAAATACTGCAATCCTGCATCCTCTCCGGGACCGCCGAAAATATCAGCAATTGCCGTTCCAACCTGCGTTGCGCTGTCCGGTAATTCATTCAGTTTTGCCGAAATATCACGCATTACGTCAAACGTTGTTTTGGCTCCGGTCTGCAAATCCTTTTGTACTTGCTCCGACGAAATACCGATACCGTCCAAAGCCGCCGCCGTTGCTGTCGTCATTTCTCGCAATCTCAAATTTGCTTCTTTGATTGCGTCAATACCTTTGTCAGAAAATACCCCGGATTTATTTGTTTGTGTTACTATCGCAACAAATTGGTCTGCTGATATTCCCGCCTCTTTAAAATATGCCGGGTATTCTTTCAAATTATCCAAAAATTGCCCGGTAACATTTCCACCGGAAATAAATCCGTCTTTTACCAATTTCAACGCTTCATCTGCTGAAATCCCGAATTGCTGTGCAATTGCATTTGCGGCAATAATCGTTTCATTGAAATCAACGTTAAACGCATCCGAAACGGCTTGTACTTCGTTTCTGAACGCTTTCAAATCGTCGCCCTCTTTCCCGGTAAATTGTTGCGTTAATCGTGTCGCCTCTACCAATCCGGCGTTATAATCATACCACCATTTGAACGCCGCACCCGCCGCCGCTACTCCGGCAATTGCCAAAAATACCGGGTTCGCCATCAATGTAAGCAAAGTTTTTCCCAATGCTTTTGCACCGTCGCCCATCGCCGTAAATACGCCTTTTGCTTCTTCGCCTCCACGCCCCAACGCCAAAAGACTTTCGCCAAATGCACTATTCAAACCCAAACTTTCTTTCAATCGGTCGCCATACGCAATTATCGCATCGGACGCCTGCGTATAATTTCCGACGTTCAATTGAAATTTCCCGGTCGCTTCCTGCAACCGTTTCATTTCTTCGTATATTTCTTTGGTCTGTTCAACTAACTTTCGCCCCTCCTCGGTGTTTTCCCGTTCGGCTTTCGTCATGTTGTTTAAATAAATCTTATTCAACGAATATTGCGCCGATAAACGGTTATAACTACCCTCGGCGGATTGATTTATTTTGATAATCAATTTATTTATTTGGTTCGCTTCCTGCTTTGCCAAATTCAACTCCGCTAATTTTTTGGCGGCGTCGCTTTCAGCAAACGCCAATTCTTTTTGCGCACGTGCCAAACGGTCGGCGTCGTCGGCGGCTTTCTTTGTCTTTTTCCGCCCGTCCTCCGTGGCTCCGGAAACCTTTTGCAATGTAGCCGCCAATTGAATCGCCTCGGCTTTGATACTTGCCAATGCGTCCGTATATGTGTCTTTTAACTCGGTCAATTGTTTTATCAGTTCCTCAATTGAATTATCCGGGCTGATTAAATCTTTATACTTTATCGGATTATTATCTGCCATAGCAACTATTATTTAAAGTTATTTTCGGGAAATTTCCCCTTATTTCGATTTTCTTTTCTCAAACGTATATTTTATTGTCTGCCGGGAAATAACGCCGGAAATCGCTTTATTTTACGTTTTTCTGTTTTTGGGCTTTTCTTGCTTGTTCTTTTACATACTCAAATGCGTTGTAATATTCCAATACGGTAAATCTTTTCGGGTCAACGTGCAAATTCTGCGACAATATCAAACACATATTTTCAAATTGTTTGTCGTATCGTATTTCTACGCTGTCGGCTCCCGAAAATGATTGCGGATTGAAATACGTTATCAACTCCGCCGTAATTTCGTCTATTCTCTTTGCATCCGCTTCGGTTGCTTCCCCGGCTATTATTGTGCGCAATAAAATAACCGTTCTTTCTTTCAGTTGGTCGAAATACTCTTTTAATGCTGCATCATCAAATAACCGGGGAAAATACAACCGCAATTCTTCATCTATTTTTTTTTTAACCGCTTCCAAATGGGCGGTTAATTCTGCGTTCGGAACATCGGCGAACAAATCAACTATCTTTTGCAATCCGTCGTCTGATAAATCATTGCATGGATTCCCGTCAATGCTCTTTACTAAAACGGCAAAAGCTAAATGCCGGGGCGAAATACCGGATTGTATGAAATACACATTTTGGCGCAAATTTTCCAATTCTACCGCCGCCAACTGCGGGGTTTTACTATTGGCGTATCTTATCGCCTTTTCAATATGTCTGTCAAAATCCGATAAATCCGAACCAATCCCGGCGTCAACTAATAACATTTTGCTGTATTTATGAAATCTTAGAATCGGTAAATCCTCGATTGCATCGTACAACTCAACTTTCTTTCCCTTAATATCAACGGTTCTCATAACAATTTACGTGTTATCATTGTACTACAAAAGGGAACGCCCAATAATACGGGGTTCCCGGTTATAATCAGTATAAGAACGGACAAAACAACGCCCGCCCACCACGACAAACAAAAATCGCAACTAAACATCTTTGCAAAGAAATCGTTCCCGTGAACTTGTACCCATTCAATAACGCCCCATTTTCGCAATAATGTAAGCACAAAAGCCGCCAACAATGCGACCAATATAACGTAAAAAATAAATTCTTTCATAATCTTACAATTTACATGTTTCTCCAATACTTAATTCTCCATAGAACCGGAACCCGCCGTACGGGTGCATTAAAAATTGGTTGTCTATTTCGTCCAAAGAAAAACCCCGGTAAATATTTTCCGCCAACTCATAAACCTTTGTTATTTTCAAACGCCCATGTTTCAACCAAAAGCCGCCGTTCAATACGTCCAATATTTGCCGTTTAATTGCTTCTTTGTTTCGGTCGCTCGCATCATTGAATATCTTTCGGAAATCAAACCAAAAGATAAGGGAAAACGGGGTTTTTATTCCTACTGAAACGCCGGATTCCCAACTAACGTCCTGCGGGTCGTCAACCCAAAAAAACGAAAAATTCCCAATATTTGCATCCGGGGTTACTTCGATATAATCGTTTCGCCCTACATAAACGCATGGGGTAAAATAACGTTTCCGGCTCCCATCATATTTAACCAATCTTTCAGCCCGCCCAAATGCTTTGTCTAACCACGGTAAATTATCAACTAATCCGGTTTGAATGTTTCCAATAATCCGGTCTAATAATTCCGGGTTCGCAATTACCGGGGCTTTGTTATTCGCTGCCATATATCGTTTTTTTTGCCTCTGTTATTAAATCCGGGAAAATATAATGCCATATAAGGATTTTAATATTTTCGTCCGTTAAACCTAAAATTTGGCGTCCATACTTTTTTATTAATTCCTCGGTTTTCCAATCCGCCGCCTTAATTTCAAATTGTTTGTCGCCAACCTCCAAATAAAAGCTACTTTGAAAATCGCCCTCATCCCTTAACGTTACCCGGTTTGTCGGCTGTCCCTTTGCCTCTTTGATTGCAATTGTTACCGGGCTATACGGGGCGTAATCCATGATTGAAACACCCAAACGGTTAACGCCTTGTTCAAACAATTGTTCCTCGGCGTTCATATCTATTATATACGCCTCGTTGTCCCATATTATTTTTTGCACTAACCGCCCGGACGTCAATTCATCGTTGAATTGAACGACCCGTTTTAATAAGTCGTCAATTTTTCCCATATCACGAAATAAATATACCGCACGTTCTCAATGCTGCCAACATCGCATTTACTTTCTCTATCACTTGCGCCAATTGTGCGCCGCCGTCCAAATTCGCAATATCTGTTGCCGCCTTAACTCCGCCTATCGCCGTTTTTGTAGCTGCCTTAATTACTGCGGGCACACTCTCTTTAAACAGAAAATAATGCAATAATGCCGCCAAATCTGTTTCTCCCTTTGTAGCCAAATGCAAATCAATAACTTTCATTGCATTTTCAACGGTCATACCTTGAATTGTCAAAGTTTGTGCGTTTGTTTCCTGCTTGTCGTTGTAAACCTTTACAACGGTATCAGTATTCAGATACGTTGCTTTTGCTGCTGACAAATCCAACATTACAATACCGCTTTGTGGGATTGCTTTTTCAACGTTTGTTGCTCCGATTGAAACTTTTGCTTTGGGCGTCGGATATTCTGCGCCGTCGTCGTCAACAATATTTGCCACGACCAAAATTTGCGGCAACTTTCCGGAAATGCTCGACCATGATTCAGTAATTGCAATATCCTTTTTCAATTTATCATACGTGTATTGCGCATCAATCATATACGCTTGAAATCCTCTTACTCTCATAATTTACGCTTTTAAATTCTACAATTTTACCTTGAAATTATATACAACTTTTGCTTGAAATTATATACTAAACGGTTCTATATCTAACGCCCCGGTTGTTACAACTCAAACAAATGCGGTCTAACCCCTGCGTATCTAATCGCAAAGCCTCATACGCTTTTTTAAGGTCATAGCCCAACCCGCCGGGACGAACCCCGGACGTATTGCCGTCCAACTCATACAGAATATCTGTGCGGCTTGCATTTGACTGATTGCGGTTAACCCTAACATTTGGATTCATTGCTAACGTGCGCAAACCTATTGCCGCAACCTGCCTTTGAATAACGGTTTGGAACATCTGCCGTTGCGAAATAATAAAGTCGGTCAAATCGCAACCAACCGTTATTTCGCAATTTAGCCCGTAATTGTGGGTATTTGTGTACATAGTATAAGCCACGTCCCATAATTCCGGGTATTGCTCGAATGTTTCCGGGGCGTCAACTTTAAACGGGGAAACCTGCAAATACTTTGTCATTTCTCGCCATGTTTCGACGGAACCAATGTTGCACGTTCCGCACGGTTCCCGGCTCCAATCCTTAGATACGTTTATTGCTTCCATCCCGGCGGGCAATTCGTCTTGATTATAGCAAAGAAACCATGAACCCCCGGCGTTGTTTGCGTCGCTGATATACGGCAAATAACAATCGGTCAACGGGAACCATTGAAAGCCGCCATTTGTAACGGTAAAATCCAAATCGAATGTTTTTACCGGGTCAATCTGCGACGAATGAAATAAATACATTCTCACTTTTCCGGTCGCTCCGGTCATTTGCAGCCCGATTTTCTCAATTTTGGTTGTTACCCCCATACTACGAACCGGAACAATTTCAAATCCTACTAATTTATGGGTATTTTGAATTGTAGCCCGGATTCTGCCGGAACCATCAAAAAACGTTTTTCTTTCTAATAAATTGCGGGTTTCCTTTTCCAACTGCTTAATCTGTGTAAACGTCTGAACAACGGTTGCAATTCCGTTTAATGTCAGTCTTTCCAAAAAGTCAGAAAAAATGTTGTATGGTCGCCAATACGGGTTTCCGTAATCGTCCCGGCTGTAATCTCCGTTAAAATCGCTCGCCGTCGGTTCCTGCCCGGTATTATCTATTTTAGCAATCCAAAATATATTGTTATGCTTTACTTTTTGCCCGGCTTTATACGGCAAAATCAAATTCCATTCCGGATATTGTAGCCCCCAATCGTCCGGCATTATTGCCCGCATATTATCCAACGTCAAAAGCGGGTGCGCACCTTGAAAGTACAACCCGCTTTCGGTCTGTGTCAAATGTTCATCAATGAATGTTTCCGGGTTGTATGATTGCTCCCAACCTACGACGTTCAATAATGCTGCTTGTATGTCTTTTATTCGATACATAATGCAAATAAAAAAAGGGACGGGGGAAAACCCCGCCCCCGGTTATACAATCCTTTTACCTTATGTTATGCGCCGGGAAATGCTGCGGCGTTAGTAACATATACGGGCATACCCAACGGTTCGTTCTGCGCACGCTCGGCAATCTGTGCTTTGATAATCGGATTTGCAACGGTTGCCGGGTCGCTGTTGTAAGCCACCAAAAAAGCAACGTCAACGCTAAATCCGAAATACTCCTTAACGGCGCACGTCAAATCTTCTGTTGCTGCTCCTACGGTTCCGCTTTGGTCGCCTACTGACGTATAATAGTGCGAACCAACGGGCAAATCAATCATCGGCAAACGTACAACGTCCCATTCGTGGAAATTGGCACGTGTGCGGCGCAATGCTTCACGGTCAACACGGGTTAACACGCCAATATTTCCATCCTCAACGGCAAAGAATGTTCCGTTCTGTCCGCTTTCGTTAGTTACGTTATTGGTGTAATGGAATTTCTTTCCGGCGTATTCCAACTGCTTGTTTACGTCGTTTGTCGCTCCATGCTGTGCCAATTTGCGAACCAAACTTTCGATTCCGGCATTGCAAACGATATGCGGCATACGTGGGTAACAATTCGCTCTCATAATTGGGTCAATGTCGCCCAAAATTTCGGTTGCCATTTCCTTTTTAACCTTGATAACGTTACCGGAAAAGTCATAATTCAATTTGTCTTTCAATACCTGCGTTTTCTGTGCTTCCAACGCTGCAATTGCGCCTTTGTCTAACGCATCAGCCAACGCACGTGTATATTTTTCCATTTTACGGTAAAAGTCGTGTTCATACGAAATTTCATTGTTCGTATAAGCCGCCGGAACCATAGTAAAACCGATTGTGTATGTTGCCCACACAACGGTATAAAGTGCGGACGTATTTTCGTCGTCCTCAATTACACATGAACGGACGTTGCCAACGGTAACATCGCCATCGTAATTGATAACCGGGATTTGCACGGTATTACCCATTGAGGCAAACGCCCTTTCCCTCAACTTGGGGTTAATAATGGAATTTGCGGCGTTGGTTTGCTCAATAAAGAAATCCAATGCGCCATACTCACACGGGCGGGTCATATTGCGGTCAAATTCCGGGTTCTGAACTCGCCAATTCTGTAATCTTGTTGCAATTAAACTCATAATGTTTTGTTTTTAAATTGTTATTAAATGCGGGTTTACCCTTTACCCGTGGTTGTTTTATCTCTCCGGCAATGCTGCAATATTGTTGTCTTTCCATGCTTGCGCCATTGCATCCTCAAACTCTTTGGAACCTGCTGTCATTCCCTGCGCCATCAGATTGTTACTAATTGCGTCGTATGCTTCAACACGTGTTTTGCATCCTGCAACGTCAATTACTATGCTACCGCCTGCGCCTCTGCCTCCCGGCGGGATTGTTCCGCCTCCCGGCTGTTGGCGTCCTTTTTCGATAACTCCCATTGCGTCCAATTCACGGGTTAACAACTCGCCCGGCGTAAATGGGTTTAACTGATTGTTCGGGTTTCTCATAATTGCCCCGGTTTCGTCCTTAAACGCCAAAATTTTGCCGCCCTTGCCATCGTCGATATATTCCGGGTTCATTCCCTTGATTTTATCGTTAGCCTGCTGCAAAATAACCTTTGTTACACTTTCCGGCAAACCTGCCTTAAATTTAAGCCCTGCGGACGCTGTTTGCAATTCGTTGTCAATCTTAATGCCGAACAACTCTTTGGCGTGGTTTTCTTTTTCTGCCTCAAACTTTTTGTTCAACTCTGTATATTGAGTTGTAACGTTTGCCAAATCTGCTTTTGCCTGCTTCAATTGCTTTGCGGTTTCCGCATCTGCTCCACCGTCGGCAATTACTTTTTCCAAACGGGTTTTCTCTTTTGTCAACGTTGCAATCTGTGATTCCAACCCGGTAACGCTTTCCGCTTTTGTCTTAAAATCTCCCAACACACGTTTTGCGTAATCGTATGTTTTTTCGGTTCCGTTTTTCTCAACTCCGGACGCTGCCAAAATATCCGCATCCAAATTGCCGTAAATTTCCCCGGTTTTCTTTGCTATTACACTATTTTCGTCATTCTGTGATAACGTTGTAATTGCGCTAATCTGTTCGTCAGTCAAACCGGACAAAGCCGCATTTGCTACCAAAATTTCTCTTGTTAATGCCATAATATTACCCTTTTATTATTAACTCAAACTAAATACTTTCAACGCTCCGGTATTGCAATCAACCAACGCAACCTTATATGTTGGTGCCTGCGGTGCTGTTACGTCTTTCGACCATGCCAATACCTTTGATTTGTTTGTTACTTTTGCCGTTTCCGGTGTTACTACAATAACATCGTTAATCGTTCCGGCTTCAATACATTCTTTCAATTTCTTTTTTGCGGCTGCGTCTATCGTCGCAATTGGTGTTGTACTTGTAATAACCAAATTGTCCTGCTGTGCAATCTGTGCCATATCTTTATAATTTTTTGGTTTAACTTATTCGTTTGTTTCCGGTGCATCCGGCTTTACTTCCGGCGCATCCTGCTTTGCCTCCGGTGCTTCCTTTGGTTTTCTTCCCGGCTTTGCACCCGTTGCCAACAATCCCTCGGCTTTCAGTTCTGCAAGAATTTCGGCTTTCATTGCTTCTTTCATTGCTTTTTTCTCTGCCTCTGCTGCTTCCGCTTTCGCTTTTGCTTCTGCCTCGGCTTTCTTCTGTTTTTCCACCTCCAATTTAGCCTCGTTTTCCTGCAACCATTTGTTCGGGTCGTGCATTACATCAACGGTAAAACCCTGCTTTCTCAAATTGTGCAATCCAAACGATTCAAAGAACTTTTTGCCGAAAACCTGCATACGTGGTTTTGAAATTCTTTCGCCCGTGTCTTGGTTGAATTTCTTAACCTCAATGCGGCAATGATAACAATCTTCTTCGCCCTTTGGTACAATAAAATTTTCCGGGGTAACGTCTAAAATATTGACGTCTTTAATTTGCCCGTCCTTTGTTCTCACTTGCATACTCGTAAAATTTATTAGTTATTATTTTTATTTTCTCGGAAAATGGTATTTGCGTTCCAAATTCCAAAATATTTGTATTTTCTCTCTCAAATCTGCGAACAAAATTAGCAAAATTCAGTTTTACACGCAATTCCGGTTCGCTAATTATCTGTTGCCCATATAAATTTAATACCTCGGCACGGGTTAAATGTCGGTACGGCTCCAATTCTGCCAACACTAACATACGTTGTAATTGGGTCGGGTCGTTCCGGTACTCCGTTTCGATAATTTGGTTTTGCATTGCGTCTAATTCTGCCTCACTTGCTCCTGCTTCCTTTGCCAACTTGTAACGTTCCAGCAATTCCTTAACATCGAAAATATAAAATTCCGTGCCTAAATTGATTTTTGCAGAAACAAACAAATTTCCGTACCTCAATCGGCAAACCGTTTCATCCACGAATTGTTGTGCTTCCTCAAACCCTTTTTTAATCCGGTTTAAAACTGTGCTTTGGCTCTCAAAATTTGCTTTAATCTGTTGTTCATTCAACGCATCACGTGTTGTTATTTCCTCGTTCGTTCCTACAATAGACGTGATAATATCGTTGCGCAATCTCTCTTCCTCGGCAACGTTATAATCTAAACTATTACGGTCAACGGTCAACATCTGTACCGGGTTGCGCAAATCCGGTTGTTTGTCGCCATCGGGAACGGGAATTTCAACAAAGGAACCAACGCCGACAATACGTTTGTCGCCACATTTGGGGCAACGCTGCAATATTCCGGACTGGTCTAACTTGTAATTGCCTTGTTTATCTTTCAAGAATCCACCGTCGCAATAATCCCCATTTTCGGCGTTGCTGTAATCGCAACTTTGCTCATAACCGGAATAAATGGGGTACGAACCGTACATATCCAAATGACGCTTTGAAATATGATAAAACAGATACCAATCCATGCTTTCCAATTGCTCGGTCAATGGCGATACCTTAACGTCGGGTTCTTTTAAATTAATTGGCTGATTCCAAAAGAAACGTGCCGGGGTATAACCTAAATCGTGGGGGCTGTCAATCAGCAAATTGCCAATTGTCCCGTCTTTTTCCGAAAACACCCGGTATCTCTCATCGTCAATTACTGCAATACGTTTGTCGTCCTGCTTGAAAATTATCCACCGCATAACGCCCGTTACCGGGTCTGCATCAAACGTTATTACCTGCTCAATTGGCAACCAATAGAAATACGGACGGGGGTATTTGTCGGCGGCGTCTTGCTCTGTTGGCAAATCCACAATTAGAACGCTGTTAATTTCGGTTTTGAAATATTCCCACCCTTTGGAACTCCAAATCTCCGGTTCTTTCAATACGTTCTGTCTGTAATACTCCCAATCATCCCGTTGTTCACTTTCCATAAATTGGTAATTAAACGCCGGGTTTCTTCCGTCGAAAATTCGGCTCAACTTATCAAAGCAAATTTTCGTTACCCCGTTTGTTTTGACGGGATAACGAAAAAGAGTTTTGAAGATTCTAAACTTATCGTCGGGTATAAGGTTTGAAACGAAATTCAGAAAATCCGTTAACGGTTGACTAATATACGGCGCAACAAAGGTTTCGGCGTGAAACTTTATGCGCTGTTGGTGTACAATCGCACGGTTAATCGTCGCCCCTTTCTTTCGCTCCGTTATCTGTTTTTTTATGTCGTTTATACCTAATCCCATAATCTTTGCTAAATTCAAAATTTGAGTTTTCCGGCAACTGCCATCCGCCGTTATTACCCATCATCAACAAACGTTCGGCGTGCGTTAACTCAAATTCTCGTTTCATGTTATGTTGTGGGCAAACCAATACAACTTTTGTTGTCTTTGCCATTTTATGCTCCGGTTGCTTTTAAGTCAGTAAGCGGGTTGAAATCCTCCGGAACAATAATTGCCAAATCATCCGACCAATTCGGCAAAAATGACCATTGAATATTATTGCTATCCGGCGCCTCATATCCGCCCAATGTTTTATCGCCGATAAACAAAGAACGTATTGGAATCGGATAATGTGTTGTTTCTGTTTTCGGGTCTTGGATTGCTCCGATTGTGCCGTTTTCATCAAACAGATAAACGCCCAAATTTTCGCCCCAACTTTCACACTGCAATTCTTTCATCGCCTTGATTATTTTCTGAGGCAATTTTCGCATTACCCCGGTAAATGGTGTTGGATTACGTCCTACAATTTCCTCTATACCTCCCAATGTTTCATTACCACCGCCAAATGTTCGTGGCTCTCCGGCTTCTGCTGTCGGTGCTTGAATGTACGGGGAAACTACAACCTTTGTATCATCATCCGCCGACAACAACGGCGTCCATGACGCTTTTTTCTCAATACCTGCCGACGTTTCAAATTTGTTTTTCTCACCATTGTTTTTGTACAATCTTTGAAACGCAACTTTCTGAATCTGCCCAAATGATTCCGGGCAATTACTTACGGGAATATCGGGCAAAGCCGTACCCGCCGGACACTTACAAATCATAATCCTAAAATTTTAATGTTTAAAACTCGTTTACTATCTCCGGGGCTAACCCTTTACCCCATTTATCTTTTGCAAAGATATAATATTTTTCCGTTTAACTCTTGCATAAATGAAATTTATTGTTAGTTACGGCGTTTAACGCCCCTTGTTGCTTGGCTGTATGGTCTTGTATCGCCATCCGCTAACTCTTTTTCATATATCCCGGTCAATCCGTCCTCCGGGTCGTCATGGGCATTTGCCGGGAAATCCCTCAAAAATCCGGTTATATGCTCATATATCTTTGGAAAACGTTGTTCCCACCCAATCGGCATTATTATTTGTGCATTTACCATTGCTGAATTTGTTATAATGCGGCTTTCCTTGTTTGCCCCTTGATAAAATGGTTCTGATATTGCTTTGATTTTCTTCCTTATGACCTTTTCAAAGCCGGATCCGCCGTTGTTACTTTCAATCCATGCTTTTTGCGTTCCGCATCTGTTTATCATTTCCGGGACGGTAACGGCTGTTATTTCCGTGTTTTCCTGCGTAAATACCATGTCAGTAATTAGCGCATACAATATCGGTTCAAACCGTTTCTTATGTTCGTTCCATGCCTCATTACCGGATTTGTAAATGTCATAACATGCCGAAAATGTAAAGTCGTCGCCCTCGTCTGCAACGTCAGTATAATTGCCACTACGCACATACGTACCCCAATCAGTTTTTTCAACGTATGTTCTGAATGGATTCCGGTACAATTTACCCTCTGCGTTTCCGGGGTTGCCTTGATACAAACATTGAAATTGTACGGGGTCTAACGCTCTTTGCCCCTCTAACTTTTCCCGGCTGTGACGTCTATCCCACAACGCCGCCCCCGGTTCCCGTGGGTCAATCTCTGTTGGTTCCCCGGTTTTCAGTCCCTCAAAATTAATTCGTACCCATGCGCCCGCCGGAATGTCTTTTACATCATCCCAACTTTTAATATCAATTACGGTTTCCCCGCTTTTCTCAATGCGTCCAATCAAATCATCATCATGCCAACGGGTAAACACAATCAATTCTTGCGAATCGTTATGTAAACGGGTGCGTACAACGGTCGTGTACCATTTCCACGCCGCATTGCGTACAATCGGGCTGTTACCCTCGGCGTAATCTTTGTAAACGTCGTCCAATATTGAAACATCAACCGTTTTTGACGTCAACGAACCGCCACGACCGACAACACGCAACGAGCCCTTATGCCCAACCATTTCTATGACGTCAGAATTTCGCAAATACGTATTAGCCATAGTTACGACGTTAGAACCATTCAAATATGTTGCCGGGAATAATTCCCGGTAATTTGCCGTATCAATTATTCTTTGGACGTCACGGTTAAAATCTCTCGCAATGGTTGCCGCATAGGAACCGATACAAATCTTTTTGTCCGGGTCTAACCCCAACATAAAAGCGGGTAACTTTCGGCTTGAACCCTCGCTTTTCCCATGTTGGGGCGGCATTTGTACAATCATCTTTCGTATTTTGCCATGTGCGAACATATCCAACAAAGTATAATACACGACGTGAAACGGTTCCAAAGCCAAATCCGGTTGCATGTACCGGGCAAAGTTTATCAGCCTATTACGGGACGCCGCTTTTACTATCTCGCCGGGGTTGTTTTTCAATGCTGCATACATTTTAAGCAATTGTTCTTTATCCATTTTGCCAAAATCTTAAAAATAGACTATAATATTTTTTATTTTCCCCGTGTTTTTTCAGACTAAAAAACCGGGAATCTAAAAAAACGACCAATTTATTGTTTCTTTTTCCATTTGTCGCACGCTTTTTCCGAACGTATCATTAATCGTTTTGTTTCAAACGGACAACTTAAACAAATCGGTTTCCCGTTCAAATCTAAATTATTTGGTATATTGTAGAATGTACCCCATCCACATTCTCCGCACGTGTGTACTGGCTGCGGTTCGTCCTTTTTCTTGATATTATTCTTTGTTCGTGCCATCGTCAATTACTCCTTTTTCCGCTAATTGTTTCTTATATTCTGCTGTTTGTAGTTTATCAGCTACCGCAAACAATAGGTCGTCCGGGATTGCTGATACATCGTATTGTGGTGCATCGCCGTTTATGCTTTTTTCTATTCCCGGAATCTCAACTTTTATTGGTGCATCAAATCCCAACATCTTTGCCCGGCGTTGCTGCACGTTCAAAAGCAAATCCAAAAACCGGGGATTCCCGGCGGACGTTTCCGTTGTGGTTTCCTCATACCCGTAATATTCGGGGTTGTCGCCATCTTCCAATACTTTGCGGGGCTTTGCGTTCTGTCTGTTTTTCTCTCGCAATTTCCCGGTCTTGGAACGCTCCCACGCCTCCCACAATTCAACCTCCATTTTATCCAACTTTCGCAATTCCTGCGTAACGTAATCGTCTATATTATCCATACGCTCACGTTTCCACTCAATAAGCAATTGTTGCATATCCCAATAAACCATCTGTTTACTGATTGTGTAACCGACCCCACGCCGGGCGTTTTCTTCATTCAGTCTTTCGGAAATCTCTTTGTACGTGTAACCACGCAAAAACAGATTTGAGCAAAACGACAAATCAAATTCCCTTTGGTCTTTCGTCCTTTTGCACATTTTCGGGCGTCCGCCCCTTTGTCTTTTACTTGCTTCCATTTTCCAACCTTTTTATAACGGCAATGTCATTCGCTTTGCTTTCCTCTCAAACGTCGCTTTCCCTTTGCTTGTTATTTTCGGGGAATTTTCGTTTTAAGCGGGTTTTGTTTGTTACTTGATACTTTTATTGTCTTTTGTATTTTCTTCGCCCTACGGGGCTAATTTTGGCTTTCTTTCGTTCCGGTACCTAAACGGCAAAGCCCCGGTTATAATTCCGGGGCGTTTTTTATGCCTTTTCTATTTTATTGGCTTCATTCGGGTAAATGCTTGTAACCCTCAATGACGGTGTACCGTCTTTTTTGTCAAACCTAACATCATACAAAAAATTTCCGTTATATTCCGCCCTAATAACTTCTATCGTTCCGGGCTTTCCGTTATATTTTATTCTATCGCCTTTTTTAAACGGACAATTTTCTGATATGTAACTTTCTGCGGCTTTTTCTCTTTCCTTTCGGTTGTACTCCAAAGCCTTTTGTTTTATCTCGGCTAATTCCGCCATTCTGTTTACAAATGTTTCTTTATCCATATAGCTTTAATTTATGCGTCTGTTCCCATGTAATTTATTTTTCTGTTGGTTTCATAATATGTTCTTTGGCTCATATTTCAAAATCAATATATCGGTTCCCATAATTTCGCCGGGGCATTTACCTAACTTTTTAACGGCTTCTTTTATCATTTCATCAGCCCATTTGTCGGTTGCAACCATCGGGTTGTTTGCATGTTGCAAAACTCTATGTATCGCCAATCTTTCCTCGGCGTTTTGTGTTGTTCTGATATGTTTAATCAAATCCCCAATCGGTTGTTTGCTCAAATAATCGGCACACTTAAAACGGTCTTTGCAAATATTGCAATCATCCGGGTAATTGTGTTTTGCATCCTGCGAACTCTTTTCGTCTGCCTTTCTGAATCCGTGCCATTCGTCACGGCGGGCGATTGCTTCCGTATATACCGCCATTGCATCAATACAAATTTCTGCCAAAATATAATCCGGGGTATCTCTCATTTCCTTTTCTAAACCGTGCTTATTAATAAGTTCGGTTAGTTCTTGTTTAAAATCCTTTTTCATTACTCAAATAATTTATAAATCAAATTTAATATTAGCGCAATCAACGCACACAAACAAATAATTGCAAAGGTTTGCGCTATTGGGTGCAATGCTAAAATAAACTCAAAAATACTCATACTTCAACATGTTCAACTTGTGGTAACTTCTTTATGTATTCCAACATCGCCGTTTTGCTTTCCTCGGTTTCGTCGGTTCTGTTTATTACCAACTGAATAACTTCCAAAAGATAATCGCTATCAATACACGCATCATCTACGTTGCTAATATTGTACATCGGTTCTGTTATTTCCTTTGTGGCTTTCAACAAATCCTTTGCCAACTTTGCGGCTTTCTTGAACCTCATTTTTTCGTCCCTCTGAAAACATTTTCCCAATTTGCCCAATTTGCTTTCCGCATCAATTGCGCACGAATTAGCCATGTCAGCCAAAAGATATGCCGTATTTGTAAGGAACAACGCTTGCTTTCTTACTTCTTCTTTTTCTTCTTTTGTCATAGTCTTTTGTTAAAACGTTCATCAAAATGTTTGTATTCCTCGGCGGTCTGTTTTTCCTGCCACTGATTGCAGGCTAAACAACTGCAATGCCTCATTCTGTTTTGCTCGTTACAAAATCCGTCGCCGTTTATATCCTCATTCCCAAAATTGTTGCAATTACCGCAAACCGGGCTTTCCGGTTTCTTATGTGGGTGTTTGCGCATAAATTCCGGGTTTTTCTCACGTCCTGCAATTTTAGTGTATGCCATTTCCTGCAATTCCTTTTGGCTATACCCTAATAATGCCGCAATATGGAATAAAACAACGTTTACGTCCGCCAATTCGTCGATAATATCATGCGTTCCGGGATTAATTTCGTTTATTTCTCTTTGCGTTTTTTCCCTGCTTAAATATCTTTCAAACGCTTCAAACAATTCGTTGTATTCCTCGGCTAATTTTCCCAATCTTTTTTCTATGTTCTTGCCGAAAAGTTTATTCATCTTTTCAAACAATCGCTTTTCGTCAAAGGTCAATCCGGCGGTATTGGCGTCTTTTTCTTCAAAATTAGCCATAAACGTTTGCATATCCATTTTGCCAAATTTTCCGTCCGGTGCCAATACAATAAAATTTCCCTCCGGTACGTCCAACATTACGCCGTTTTCGGTCGGGAATGAATAAACCGCCAAACCGCCGGGCGTTCTCGGAACCTGCATTGTTCCGCCTCCGGTAAACATCAGCAATTTTTCCAAATTATCACGCTTTACGGGTAATGCACGAACTTCTAACAATCGGCGACAATAAATTTCCCCGGCTGTTTCGTCCGGCTTTGTATATTGTTTACTATATTCAAACGGCAAATCATAAGTCGTTTTTTGATACCATACACTAAATATAACGCAATACGCTCTTTTATCTATTTTACTTAATCTTTTACCTAATCTTCCGGAAACTGAATTTATCAAACTTTCAATTTTATCGTCGTCTAACTTACTTGTATATGCCGTTAATGTATATGAAAAATAATTTGGTATAACTTCCACATCTTTCCCGGTTATACTTTCAATCATAATAAACGTTTCCGAATCAAACGGGGTTAATCTGCTTTCTTTCATCGCTCTATCAATAAACGGTTAATAATAAAACAATCAGTCCTCCGGAAATTGTGGCGTACAAATCATTTTTATCAAATACGCCGTTGTGTTTTATGTTGTAAATTTCACGCAATACTCCGGTTAAAATTACAACTATCAATGCGATAAAACGTGCAATCATTCCCGGAATACCGATAAATGAAACCAAACGCAAAACCAACATTACAACAATCATTCCCGCTATAATATGCAATAATTTATCGTGCGGGATTGATACTATTAATTGAAATATCTTTTTCATCGCTCTGTTGTTTATTATAAAGTAACGTTTTTAATCCATACATTTTTTTGAAATAAATTCTTTTTTTGTCTGTACGACCGTACTCGTCGCAAAACTTTGAACAATCTTTACCATCAATTACGCATAAACTGCAACGCCATTTCGGATATATATTGCCGGGCTGATTTGCCATTTCTTCTTTTATTTTCGTCCATCTTTCGGCAACTATAACCATACCCCGGTAAATTGAACGTTCGCCGGGGTTGTATTGCTTTTGCGGGTCAAACGGTTGTGGTTTCTTGGTTCTCATTATCCAAAGGGATTTTCACGTTGTCGAATAGTGTTTTCAGATTTTCGTCAGTTCCGGCAACTGATATTCTCGCATTGCCTCCGCCAACAACCGCCAAATCAGTAATCCGGCAATCGTAATTTCCTGCCTCTGTTTGTAACTTTGCCGCCTCATTGAACGGCAATATTTTTGTAACTTCTTCCATCGCTCACGTTTTTAATTTACTACCGTACAAAGTTAATATTTTCTTTTGGTTATCCATATAAAACGGAACCCCAAACCAAAACAAAGAAATTTCAATTCCAAATCGGCGTATCGGTCGTAACCTTTTACCGCATCCAACGCCAACGTTGGCAACAATACGAAATGTTTGTATTTCCACACATTACGCATAAAAAGGAAAATTCCTATTCTCCAAAATTTGAATCCGATACTTTTCATTTCTCAATCTGTTTTTGAATCTGTTCCCAACTATTTTTATCAATTACAACTTGTATGGGGTATTCAATTATTTCTCCCTTTGTATAAACCAAATTGTAAATTCCTAATTGCCCTTTAATTGGCATTTCTATAACCCGGCGGGGGTTGCGCATCAGCCAACCAAAACCCTTTGTTATCTTTTCCCGCTTTTCTTTTGGTATTCGGGTGTTTTCCCAATCCTCCGGGGTAAAATCCTTAATTGGTTTTATGTCGTACAACTCAACCAATCCCAAAGTAACGCCGCTTTCCATTCCCGGATAAACCGGGTTTGCCGACGAACAAATAAGAACGTCGCCACGGTATGACGTTTTTTTGCTTCTAACTTCAATTGATTTTCGCCCGTAAACAACGCCGTTTTCGTCTTTGTATGCCGCCGTTACCAAATCATTTGCGTATGGCTGTTTGACGGTCAACGCACGCCAACGGTCGTGTTTTTCGGGGTCATATTCTTTGCTATTAAACTGCATAACTTTATTTTTTATCTTTCCCGGCGGGTTCCTTGTAATGGGCAAAACCAATTGGTCGTATCGGTTCCGGCTCCGGTAACGGCTGCGTCATCCTTATGTATTCAAAAGAAACAATAACCGTTCGCCCCTTTGTCCGTGTCCCAATCAGCCGGGAACCCTCCGGGATTTGAATTTTAATTTCGTTCCTCATTCTCAAAATGGCAAATCATCTTTGTTTGGGTCGGGAATTGGCGGCGGCGGTGTTGGTGCGCCTCCCTGCTGCGTTGTTTGTCCGTCTTTCTTTGGCGTCAACATTTCCATATTAAACCCGTAAACTTCTGTAATATATCTTTTGACGCCGTTGTTGTCCTCATAACTGCGGGTTCTTATTTTCCCCTCAATATAAAGTTTATCGCCCTTTTTTACATACTCTTTTGCAACCTTTGCCAATCCATTTTGCAAAACAATATTGTGCCATTCGGTGCGCTCCGGTACTTCTGTACCGTTTGCCGTTTTAAATGCTCTGTCGGTTGTCGCCAAAGTGAATTGCGCAACCGAACCGCCGTTGTCGAAATCTTTATACTCCGGGTCTTTTCCGACGTAACCCATTAAAATAACTTTGTTTACACTCATAGAAATATTGCTTTAAAAATCCAACTTCCAATACTCCATAACGTCCAAATGTATGACGCAACCGTTAACGCCACGAACGTATAAAATACAATTTTATATCCGGTTTGTTTTTTGATTTTCATCTACTTAAATTTTACGCCATCCAACAAATATTCTTTTTTCATATCCGACCATCCGGCGGCATGATTTATCGCTTTCCGGTCGTCGTCGTGAACAAATTCAACTATCCAACCGCCGACGTTTGATTGCTTTATTAGTCTTACCAATTTGCCGACGAAAAAAGAACGGTATCGGTAATATGCTGAATTTTCACTAACAAACAAAACACGTCTTTCTGCATTTATTTCGGGCGGATTTTCGATTTGCGGGCGTTTCTCCCTTTCCGGGTACCTTTGTACCCTTTTAAAATCATTTTGGATTGAACGGCGGGAAATTGCCCCGTAATCGGGTGTTCTTTTTTTCGTTCTCATAATTTCAAACTTTGATACTCTTTTTTCAGTAATTCTATAACCTTAACGTTGCCGGGATAAATGCGCATATTTTTACGGTCGCCATTTTCCCAACGGTTGTGCATTTCAAAACACAAAATATTAATATTGCGGGGGTCGTGTGCCATTTCCGGGTATGCGCCACGGGTCATTATATGGGAACAATACACGGCGGAATAATTGTGTAACGGTCGCAATGTTTCCTCGCATCTGTGGGGCTTATGCGCCCAAACCCACCGGAAAAACCTTTCATTGGCAACGGGAATGTCGCCACGCCCCAAAACGCAATGTCCGAACAATTCCCGTTGTATTTGAACCCGTAACCGTATATCTAAACAGAAATTACGAATATCCAATAATGGCTCATATCCACGTTTAACGCAATAGTCATATTCGCAACGTTCGGTTAACAATATAGGTTCCATTAATCATTTTCATTTGCCGGGTCGTCAACTTCCGGGAATAACCCGTCATCATTTCCGCCCTCCGCATCATTTACATAAACCAAATCGTTTGCCTCGCCATCAGCCCCGAACAACTCCAATTGGGCTTTCTTTCCCTCAAACAGAAATGCGTAAACTTCGTTTTCAATGTCGCTAATAATGTTTTCCAATTCTTCCTCAAAACCGAATGATTCAGTATTGTATTTCATACGTGGGGAATTAATCGCCGTTTTCTGATTATTGGCAACCGTGTACAATCCGGTCAGCACAACTCCAACGTTATCATCCTGCCCGGACAAAGAAACGCCCCTTACTTCGATATTATTCAAACATTCATCGGCAAATGATTCTGCAATTTCTGTTTGTTTCTTGGTTGCCTTAAATTCCGGCGTTGCCATCATGGTTTTAAATGACGTTATGTTGAATACACGTCCCATAATCGGGCGCAAATCATTAAACAAATTACGCAAATCCGGGTGTATGTCCTTTGCGCTCAATACATGGTATTTGTTCGTGTAACTCTCATTTCCGACAACTTCCGTTACTTCATAATGTACGTCTAACCCGCCATCTTTCAACAACTTTACTTTCGATAATGCGAACTTTTCCTTTGTAGGAATCGGCATAACATTTTGTTTTTTTTCGCTCATAGTTTTAATCTTTATTGTTTCCCGGTTCCTCCGGGTCGGTTTCTTCTTGGAAATTCTCGCACGGTTCATCATCAGCACAACGCCCGGATAAACAGCATACCGGGTATTCCACGCAATCAATACAAATTTTCTTTTCGTTCATAATTAAAAATCATTTTCGTTTAACAATCTCTTAACCTTGTTTTCCGGCTTTGGGTCGTGAACTAAAACTTCCCTTTTTACCTTTTTGGTTTTTGCAGGTTCCGGATCCGGGGTAAATTTCAATTGTTCCGCCGGATATTCTTTTGGTTTCAGTTCTATAATACCATTTTCCACCAAAACCGGAATACAACGTTTGCAGGCTTTCACGTCCTCCAACGCATCATGTGCCGGGAATGTTTCGCCGGGGAAACATTTATTATAAAGTTCCTCTAATTTCGGGAATTTACCCGGACGACCATTTGCATATAATGCGCCGACAAATTTAATTGTTTTCATCATGGTATCAATTCTTTTTCCCTTAAACAATGCGTCCTCGGCTTTTGCGTCGTAATACTCACGCCCCATAATTCGCAATATCATTGCTTTTACAATTGACGTATCAAAGTAAATGTTATGTCCTACCAACAGACGGGCGGCGGCGCAATCCTGCAAAAACTCTCCGATAATATCAGCAAATGGGACGCCCTCGGCGTTTGCTCTCTCGTTGGTTATTCCGTGAACTGCTATTGTTTCATCCGGTATTATCCATCCCTCCGGCTTAATAATGTAGGAACGTTCCTTTTCGTTTACCGACCATGCCAATTGCACAATATTTGGGAACTCGGCAAAATCAACGTCCCATTTTGCGCCCTTTGGGGGCAACCCGGTTGTTTCGCAATCGAACGTCAAAATATCTTTCATAATGTCGTTTATCTCATTTCCTTTGCTGTCTTTCAAAGTTACTTTTTTCATAATCAAATAATCTTTTTTGCCCGTCTATATTGGGCGTTTGTTCAACATACTTTGCCCGTGCTATCCATTCGCAACCACATTTCAAACATTTTACCCGGCTATATCCGTGCGGCGTATATTGGTACCGGATAACCCGCCAATCTTTCAACGGGTAACATTTACGGGGTTGGTAACACTTGCAAAACATATCATTTTTTCTTTTTTAATCTCATTTCTTTTTTATGTCTATTATATCCGGCTTTGAACGCCTGCAAATAAATAAAATCGCACGCCTCAATAAACATTTCGGAAGTCTTGCATAACTTATATATCGGACAATCCCCGCATTTAGTTCGTCCGCTTGCCTCTCTTGCTTTCTTTTCTAACGGGCTTAATTATGAATAATGCTTCATATTAAATGCTTTTTGGGTCGTCAATAAATATGCTGTATTCCTCGGAGGCAATCTGCTTTAAATGTTCAATGTGTTCTATCAATTCCGCATTGCTCAACTCTGCAATTGTCCGCAACCGGGTTTCATATTTCCCGGTATTAATATCCGGAATTTGCTCATACATCACTGGGGACAACTCACGCAATCGGCGTTCTGTTTGTTCATCTGTCAGACGTTCGCCCGCCTCCCAAATTCCGGTTCTAAACGTTGGTACAACGTAATTGAAATAATAACCTTTCAAAGCCTCTGACGAACCGGGCGACGCTACAATAAAACGGGCGATTATGCGGCTACCTTTGTGCATTGCAAAGAATTGATTTAATTCCCCCATGTACATTTGTAAACCGCCGTTATTATTAATCATTCCCGTTGCTGTTATCTCTCTTTTTTTCATCGTCCAATTGTTTTACATACAACTCCGTTTTAGTTC